CTGGCTCGACATGTCCTGGAGCCCCTGCCCGTAGTCCGAAGCGGCGAGGCCCTGGGCAAGGTTGAATGCACCTGACCCGTAGCGCCCTGCGTTGGCCGCGTTGGAGTTGATGCCCTCGATGCCAGCCTGATAGTTCCGCGTAGCATCACGAGACGCAGCATCGATCATCTTGGCGAGGTAAGGGTTGGTCTCGTAGTCCCCGGTCGCCCGGTCATAGGCCAGGTTCTCGAAGCGACCCGCAGGAGCTCCGCCGCCCCCGCCTCCGCCCCAAGAGGCGTTGTAGCCGCCGCCTCCAACTCCGTAGCCGCCGCCCTGCCCGCCAGGCTGGCCGAACCCAGCCGCCATTGCCTGCTGGATATACTCGTTGATCGGCCCGCCTGAGACGTTGCCCCATGCCTGGTTCTGCCAGTCGTTGGTTGGCCCCTGCATCGCCTGCATGGAGAAGTCGCCCACAGCCTGGCCGAGGGGACTGCCGCCGCCCATCGCCTGGTTGCCAGCGTAGCTGGCGAGATCCTTGGTCATCCGCGACCCGCCCCCGCCCCCGCCCCACGAGCCAGGGTTCTGGTACATACGCATGGTCTCGTCGAGGAAGTACCTGTTCATGTCCTCGACCGGACCCTGGTTGGTGCCAGACGTACCGTACAACTGCTGCGGCTGTGAATTCTGCTGAATCCAGTCGTTCTGCTTCTTGGCATCCTGGTAGGCCGTATATGCCCCGACGCCCGCTCCTACTGCTGCTCCCCATCCACCTGCCATAATCAATACCCCAATACTTGGTTGTGAGGCTCTGCACGAACGCTCAGGGTTGTCCCCTCCGGATGCACGTCAAAGTCTGCCGCCCCCGCATTGACCTTCCACCGCGCCTTCAGGGTGTACTCGTACTGCGTCTGCGGCAGCCCACCGTAGTCGTGGAGGTACTGCATACAGACCATGTAGTCGTAGGGGCGAAACGGACTGTCGATGGGTGGGTGAATGTCCACCGTCTGATCCTGATCACCATTCTCATAGAGGCCGAACTGCATCTCATCACCAGCAGCAGCATCGTTCACATGGACTGCAATCATGGCAATGACGTGGATGCGCGAGTAGACAGGAGGCGTGACCTTCACGCTGATGCCGAGAATCGTCTTCCAGTTGGTGGTTCCGTCGTCGAGCGAAGTGGTCTGCGCCGTTTCGCCCCACTTGGTCATCCCTGACATCGAGGTCTCACCCAACGACCTGATAGCCTCAATGATCTCCCGCTGAGTCGCCCCGTCAGGAAGGTCTACCAGGGACGCACCCTTGATGACTCCTATGTCACTCATTATCGCACCGAGTACATGACTTCAAAGCCCTCGATCTCAGCGACGTAGACTTCAGTATTGGTAGCCATCGTCCGCTCCAGCTCGAACTGGAACTGCCACATCTGGTGGTAGCCAGTCGATGGCAGGCTGATCCACCCCCCGTAGCCAGCGTGGTCGTCAGTGTCCAAGTCGCTGCCTGAATTCGCGGTGTAGCTCGAGGCCGTGTCGCCCCAGTAGTCGCGCCCGTTGACGGTGATATTCCACTGGGGGATCTGAGCTAGGGTCGCAGCATCAGCCTTGTTGTAGACGACACGAATCTTCTTGATCCGATGATCCGTAGGCTTCCCGCTCGACGACTGCACGAGATCGAGGTAGCCGGTGCGGAGCTTAGTCTGATTAGAAAGCAAGAACGGAGCCGAGCCCGCAGTAGCCACGATGCCATGCTCGGCCGAGAAACCGAACAACTTGTTAGCAGTCCCAAGTTGGTCAAGGTTTGAATACCCAGCGAAGATCAGGTCCCTGCCCGGAACGAACGTGTCATCAGTAGGCGGGTTGTCAAACAAGTAAGTGCAGTGTAAGTTAGCAGAGTCAGCCGGATTGCTAGTCCCATTAACCTTCATCAGCGAGAATTTATCCTCGTTGATGTTGTACGCGAGGAATGACGTAGCATAGATAGCATGGCCGGCATGAGTGTCTGTAGAAATCGGCAGCCCCCAAACGACACAACCCACACAAGCGTCGTACCCCACACTCAACTGCCAGGGCGCTGTATTCGAGAACGTATCAGAAGTCTCAGCTAAGCCAGTGTTCACCCACGCAACGGTGTCAATGAGCGACCTCGTGATGCGGCCCAACCCAAGTTCAATGATCTCGCCACTCAGCCCCTTGTAGACGCACGGACCATTCACCCCCCACCAGTACACATCGGTCCCGACCACCTTGATACTATGCGGCCAGGAGCACCCGATGTTCGACGACACCAGCCTGAACGATGCCCCGAAGGGACCGCCCATCTGCATCCGGTAGATGCCGCGATGCTTGAAGATCAGGGCGTAGTCATGACTACCCGCGATCCCAGACACCTCGCCAAAGTCATCGTAAAGATCCTGGTAATCTGTGCCGGTGGGAGCTACATCAGCCGCGACCTGAGTGGTCGGATCAGACCAGTCCAGGATGTCGTCACGCCCACTCCATGCCACACGGTGGGGGTACTCGTCATTGCCCGCCCCAGCCGTGTACTTGACGTTGCCGAGAACTACGAACTGCCCCAGCACTCCGATGCACTTCGCCCGGTATGGGTAGTCACCACCAGTGGTAGCAGAGGCGAAGTTCCCGGTCGCCCCAGCAGCGGCGTAGGTCGTATACTGAACCTCGTCAGTCCAGCCGTTGCAGGCAAGGATATAGTTACCGAACTGAGCGAAGTGCCAGCCGACCGCAGTATCAGTCGTGTATGCGCCAGTCGATGAGGAAATCTCGTCCACAGTCCAAGGAGTCGTCTGTCCCGCTGAGTAGATATCAAACAGGTCGTTAGTATCCCCAACGAACACTTCATATTGAAAGTTGCCGACCGCCGCCGCGATACCACCGTAAATCAGTTCGCCGCCGCTTGCTCCGATAGATGCGCTGAAATCGTTGACGGGCCACGAGGGGACGTACTTGCCGCCATACGGCCAGACTTGATTGGCACTCACCAACCCCTCGTTATACAGCTCCCCCTCGTCGGGAAGGAACTCCCCGAACGGTATAACCCGCGTCTTCGCGTCAGCCACTAGAAGTACCCCCTCACTCCTGGTTTCATCTTCATGATGTTGAGCTCGACTACCAGAGACCTCCATGCCTCGTCGTAGATCACCTTGAAGCGCGTGGCCTGCTGGTCGTCGCCGGTTCGCGTCAGACAGTAGTGGTAGCCCGCCGCAGCGCGGAGCAACACCTCGCCGCGCCTGAACATCTCGTTGGTCTCGGTCGTCGAGGAGGAGGTCATCTCAGCCCCCGTCTCCTCGTCTCTCAGTGGATCTTTCCAGTAGTCGAAGCGGATAGTCAGTGCGCTCGAGGGCGTCGGGTACAGGATCATGGACTCGTCGTGCCAGCACCAGTGAGTGGCAGTACCCGTCGGGCTCGCCGCGTTCTGGTCCTTCATTCTGTTCATCTCGTTGCGTGAGACCTGTATCACCTCTGTGTAGAGGCTACTCTCCACCACCTGAACCATTGTGATGTTCATGGCGTCAGCGGTGACGAACTGACCTCGGGGGTAGGTGTCTACCCCCGAGACAGTTGTGAATGAAGACGATTCGCTACTCCACGGAAGCTCCTTGCTCCGATGCGCTTTGAGCGCAGACACGATCGCACGCCCGACAATAGTCGAGTCGTTGGGCTCGTGAACTTCGTCGGCAAGGGCGCTCTGCAAAGTAGCGAATGTCGTCATAGTGCTTTCCTACTCGTACATCACGCCGACGCGGAGGGTGCCCCCGGCGGCGGTAGCGGCTGCGGTCGTGACCGAGAAAACGATCTCGCCGTAGCCGTTGGTGGTCGCGTTGACTTCATCGGTCAGAGACCGCTTGCCGGCAGCCGGGATGACCCAGGTCGGGCCAGCCGCAGCCTGCCCGAGACTCGTCACGAGCTGAGTCTCGGTACCGTCCTCATCGAGGGCGATGTCGAGAACCAGAGCGGGCGAGCCGCCCGAATCACAGTCGGTGACCTGATAGACGAGATACAGGATGCGGACCCCGTTAGGGATCTTGAACATCTTGAGAACATCGTCAGCGGCCAGAGGGAAGGTCGTGGTCGTGAACGTGTCAGCCATGTACATCCACGTAGGCCCGTTGGGGCTCCGTCGCGGCTGAATCTCGTCCCACTCGCCCGAGTACCATGCACTATAGTCGGTAGTCATTGTTCATACCTCCTATACTGCGGAATACGTCGAAACTACGATGGTGCCGTAGGATTCGGTCGTACCCGAACTGTTGTTGAACTGTGCCCGCTTGCAGCCCCACACGGTCTGCGCGGCAATGCTCACCCTGTGGTGGTCATTGTTGATCTCGCTCCAGTGGATGTGGTCGCCAGAGCCGTAGCCGGCTCCCCACCCGATCCAAGTCGAGCAGGCACCGAAAAAAACGGCTCTTCGACAATTCGCCACGCTGGTCGTGATCGTCGATGCGTCAACGCCCAGAGGGATCTGGTCGTGAACGTGGAGCTTGACTTTGTTCCAAATGCCGAGGTATCCCTCTTCCCATGCACTGTTCCGCTTCTTGCCATCGCCCTCGAGCTTGGCGCGGTGGATGTCCATGAGCTGGTGCTGACCAAGCTCGTGCTTGAGGTCGTGCCACTGCTGCGGGTGCATGATGAGGTTGTAGTACCCATCAGGCCCAGGAGCCATGCGGTAAGCACCGCCAACGTCCGAAGACGAGGCGTAGAGGACGGCCTTGTCGATGACATCGCAGTTCATCGTTGCGCCGGTGTCGGCGGCGACGAGCGCGTCAGTGGTGTGACCAGTCGAGTCGCCATCGGCCCAGACATGGTGGTTGTCGTCGATGAGAATACAGGCGTTGGAGCCACAGAGCTTGTAGTCCACACCGCTGTCAGAGTTGGTGTGACAAGGACCGTAACCAGCCATCTGGTTGAGGATCGCCTCGTCGTAGCGATAACCCCACCAGCGGCCGAGCTTGGTAAGCGCGAGCTGGTGGAGGTCGTGATTGATCCGCTGCTGACTCATCGGGTCAGCGAGACCCTTGGACTCAGCCAGGTAGTCGATGATGAACGAATCGTTGAGGAAGGTGTCGGCACCCTCGTTACCTACGATAGTGTCGTTCGCACCGTGACCACGCCGCGTGTAGGAGTCAGGGCTCAGCCGCTGGTTAACGGTGTCCCCTCGCCCCTGCGGGAAGTCTTTCTCGACGATACAGGCGTCAGGTCCCTTGCCCACGAAATTGAGCATGAACTGCGCGTTTTGGGCCTCGATCAGAAGCGAGTCTGACCAAATGGGTCCAGTTGCCTGCGCCGATCCAGTAGCGATCTGCGTATATGCCATTGTTTTTCACTCCAGTCGTTTACCGGAGCCTGACCCCACACGGGCCAGCGCCCTACCCGTTGTTCAGGTGAACGGAACCCTCGGCATTAAGCTCGTAGCCGGATGAGCCTCGCTTTAGGTGCGGCGAACCCTCGCCCTCGCGGGCGGTGAAGTCTCAGAGAGACCTCTACTTTGAAGGAGTAGGCAACCCTCAGCCACCTCGGCTGGAATTCATTGCTATGTCTCTGGCCTCTGCCATTCGTTCTCGCACCACCTGGTAGCCGTGCGTGTTGATGAGATGCTGCTGCTGCTGCCT